TGTGTGGAATGGGTTTCATTTTAGTTCAGCTAGAGGAACTTGTTCAAATACTATTCAGACATTTACTGCGCCTTCACTTAATGTTTGGCACTTAGTTGGGTTTACAATATCAGCTGCAGCAGGTATAGCATATTATCTAAATGGTGAAAGTGTGGGAACAGGAACAATGACTTCATTTAATGCAACCTCTTCATATGATATAAAATTAGGTAGAGCAGACAATTATGCAAAATGCCAATTAGGTCCTGTATTATTTTATAATAGAGTTTTAACTTCAACGGAAGTTGACCAAGTTTACGACCATTTTCAACCAACATATAGACCTTAATTTATTGTTTTGAATTAAAAGTTTATATTTATATTGAGAATTACAAATTTTTAAAAAATTAAGTATATACAATGGCAGAAAAATTAGTATCACCAGGCGTATTCACAAAGGAAAACGACCTTTCATTTTTACAACAAGGTGTAGCAGAAATTGGAGCAGCATTCATTGGCCCTTTTTTAGAGGGACCGGCAATTCCAAAAATTGTTAATTCACAAGATGAATTTGAAACATTATTTGGTAAAGCAGACGGAACTTATTATACTCCATTAGCAGTACAAAACTATTTAAGAGAAGCAGGAACAGCTACTATTTGTAGAGTTGTAGGTGTTGGTGGATATACTGCACAAAATCCACTTTTAATAACAGTACAATCAGGATCAGCAGCGGGAGCAGGTATAGTATCAGCATCAGTTGGATTTATATTTCCAACTCATAATAATACTTTATCAACAGGCTTAAGCGGTTCGGCAGCAACTACAGCTGGTAATGGATTATTAAGTAGTGGTGATATTGTGATGTTTGTGACAGGTTCTACCAGTTTTTCAGGAACATCATCTGTTGACCCTAATGATATTAACAATATTGAAGCAGTATTTGGTACAAATCCAAGAGGTGCAAAGGGTGGGTATGTTTACGGTTTCTTTAAAAATCATAACGTTGGATTTAATACAACAACTTCAGCTAGTGTGGTAGTTTTAGATGACCAAAATTTCGTATTTGATGCACAAGAGGGTGTAACTCCATATATTCAATCTCAAAGAATTTCTGGTGAAAGATTTAATCTTTTCCAATTTGAAACAATAGGTGTTGGTAATGCGGCAAATACAAAAATTAAAATAGGTATTTCAAATATTAAAGCAGCAGGTTCAGTAGCGGGTACAGATTATGGTACTTTCACAGTTGTTGTTAGAAGTTTCGCAGATACAAATAAAAAGAGAAGTGTTTTAGAAACATTTGCAAATGTAAATCTTGACCCTAATTCTCCAAACTTTATTAGTAGAGTAATTGGTGATAGAAAATTAACAATTAGTTCTGCAGGTAAAGTAACAGAAACAGGGGATTGGGCAAATCAATCTAAATATGTTAGAATAAAAAATTATAACACAGTAGCACCTATACAGGCAGTTCCATTCGCTCACGCTGCATACCAATTACCGATATCAATGTCAACTAGCTTTGCAAATATGATGCCAACAGCATCTTTTATAACAGCATCTGCAACAGGATTTGGTGGTATTGATTTGGATAATAATACAGATAATCAAATTTATATTAATCCAATTCCAAACAATGCAGGTAATGGTTCAAATGTAGCATTTGGTTTAGATGTATCAAACGGCGGTTCACTTTCAGTTGGTTCAACATCGGCACAATTCGTTGTAGCATTTCAAGAAGGATTCGATGGTATGGCGCCAACCGTAGCTATTAATAAAGGTTCAGATATTTCAGCAGGTAACACACAAGGATTTAATTTAACTAATTCAACCTCTTCTGGTTCAGTAGCATATATGAAGCATATCAACGCATTAGCAAACGCAGATGAGTATGATATCAACATGGTTATCGCACCTGGTGTAACGAAAGCAGACCATTCATATGTTCATACAGCAATTATTGATATGGTTGAAGCAAGAGCAGATGCATTCTTTATTACTGAAATGGGTGATCCTGATGTAAATATTTCTACAATAGTAGGAGCAACATTAGCAGGTGGTTTAGATACTAATTACGCAGCAACTTACTATCCTTGGGTTAAAACAATTGATATTAATACAAACAAATTAATAACAGTTCCACCATCAGTATTATTACCTGGCGTATTCGCAGCAAACGATAGAGTAGCAGCAGAATGGTTCGCACCAGCAGGTTTAAATAGAGGTGGTTTGATTGGAGCAGTTTCTGTATTAGATAGATTAACTCAATCTGAAAGAGATACACTTTATGAAGGAAAAGTAAACCCAATATGCCAGTTTCCTGGACAAGGTATTGTAGTATGGGGTCAAAAAACTTTACAAGATAAACCTTCAGCACTTGATAGAATCAACGTAAGAAGATTATTATTGACTGTTAGAAAGTATATCGCTTCAACTTCAAAATATTTGGTATTTGAACAAAACTCATCTGAAACTAGAAATCGTTTCTTAAATATTGTTAATCCTTATTTAGAAGGAATTCAACAAAGACAAGGTTTATATGCTTTCAGAGTAGTTATGGATGAAACCAATAACACACCAGATGTAATTGATAGAAACATTCTTAAAGGTGCTATCTACTTACAACCAACTAAGACAGCTGAATTCATACAAATTGATTTCAATATCTTACCAACTGGTGCAAGTTTCGGTGGATAATTTAAAAAACAAATATTTATATAAAATAACTTAAAAAATAAAGTAAAATGCCAGAAATTTTAGAGTTTGACAAAATGTTCTATAAGAATTTTGAACCAAAGCTTGGTAACAGATTCATTATGGAAATCAATGGTATCGAATCATACATTATCAAAACTGCAAGTAGACCAACATTCACATCGGAAGTAGTAGAATTAGACCATATTAACGTAAAAAGAAAAATTAAAGGAAAATCTACTTGGGATGATATTAACATCACACTTTATGACCCAATTGTACCATCAGGTGCACAGCAAGTAATGGAATGGGTTAGAAGTTCACATGAATCCCTTACAGGTAGAGATGGATACGCTGCATTCTATAAGAAAGATGTTACTTTCTATTTGTTAGGACCGGTAGGTGATAAGATTGAACAATGGACTTTAAAGGGTGCATTTATCACTTCAGCAAACTTTGGTGAATTAGATTGGGCATCAAATGACCCGGTTTCAATTGAATTAACTTTGGCATACGATTACGCTATCTTAGAATTCTAATATCAATTTAAAAGAATATATCAAAGGGGAGCAGAGATGTTCCCTTTTATTTTTTTTAAAACTCAATATATATAATAAACAAAGTTATATATTAATATGGAACAAAACATAGAACAAAAAGTTACAAGAGGATTAGGAAATGTACAACAACAACCTAAATCATTTCCATTCGCAACCGAAGAAATAACTCTACCATCAAAAGGATTGTGTTATCCTGAATCAAATCCACTATCAAAGGGATATGTGACGGTAAAACTATTAACAGCAAAAGAAGAAGATATTTTAACTTCTATAACACTAATTCGTAAAGGTGTTAGTATTGATAGATTATTAGAATCAATTGTTGTGGAACCAGGTGTGAATGTTAATGACCTTTTAATTGGTGATAAAAATGCAATTTTAGTAGCAACTAGAGTTTTAGCATATGGTGCCATTTATAAAGTAAGTGTAACCGACCCTATTGAAAAAGAAGAAGTAGAAGTCGATGTTGATATGACAAAACTATCTACAAAAGAAGTAGATGAAAGTAAATGGAATAGAAATAATGAATATGATTTTGTTTTACCTAAATCAGGTACACCAATTAAATTTAAGTTACTTACGCATGGTGATGAATTAATAATTCAAAAAGATATAGATGCTAGTGAAAAAACTTTAAAACAATCAAATGAAGTTACGACACGTTGGAGAAGAATTATTACAGAAATAAATGGAAATAGAGACTTAGGATATATAAGTAATTTTGTTATCAATCAATTTCAAATTAAAGATTCAAAAGCATTAAGAGAATATATAAAAGTATTGACCCCAGATGTAGATTTTAAATTTGAATATACATCCCCTTTCACGGGCGAAAAGGAGGCGCTAAGAGTCCCAATAGGGGTTGACTTTTTTTACCCTACCGAATGATTATTCAGTAAGATTACATAAAAAAATATTTCAAATGATTTATTATGCCAATGGTGGATTTAATTGGCATGACCTTTATTATATGCCTGTCAAGTTAAGAGAATTTTATTATAGGGAACTAACAGATGCAAAAGATGAAGAAAATAAATCATACGATTCTGTAATTAATAAGAAGACCCCTTCAGTAAAATCGGTTAGAAGAAAGTAATTTTTATATTTTATATTTATATAAGATATAAACCAAGCAATTAATGGCCAGAAAAAGTAAAACACCTGTCCTCATAGATTCGGGAGAAGTAAAGGATTTAAAAGATGCAGTTGGAAGTTTACCCTTACAATTTGATAGTCTATCTAAATCAAATGAGAAGTTAGTTGAAAAAGTTATTTTATTGACAAAAGGTGTAACTGATTTAACAAAAACGGTATCAAAGGGATTAAACGTAAAACCTGGCAAAGGTAAATCGGGTAAAGATGCTGCAAGTGGTCAACCTGACCCAAAGCAAGTAGAAAATACATACAAAAAGAACATAGATAATATGTTTCGTGGTCTAAGTGGACAATTTGGAAAAAACATTGATAAAATGTTTGGTGGTAAAATCCAACAAAAATTAGATGCATTTTCTGCAAAATTAGAAGCAGGTGGTGTAAAAGGTAAATTTAGCGGAACAGGATATTATGATAAAGAAGGAAAACAGTTATCGTTTTCAGGAAAAATACCAAAAGGGGCAAAACAAATAACATCGGTAGAACAGCACGCAAAAATGTTCGGCGGTGATAATAAATTTGCTGGTGGTAAAAGTATGGGTGGAAACATTTTACAAAAAGCCGGCTCTAGTATTATGAGAGGTGGTGCATCCTTATTACGTGCCGCCGGACCAATTGGTGCTGCGTTTGCAGTTGGTATGCAAGTAGTAGATTTTTTCAATTCCGGTAAGGCAGCACAGACATTTTCCGATGTTGCAACATTTTTTGGTGGAGCCGGTGCAGGTAAAGAAACTACTACTGCTTTATTCAAAATGAGTAAACAATATAGGGAAATTGTAGCAGATTTTAATATAATGGAACCTATTAGAGAGCAGTTTAGACAGAGAAGAGATATGATGGATTTTGAAAAGCAGGCTGAAATAGATAAATTAGGATTAGCACAAGAAATAGTTAAAGATGAATACAATATGCGATTTGATAGAGAAAGAGCATATAAGGATTTTGCACATCAAGAAGCTATGAAAAACTTAGATGCCGAATTTCAGAGAAGAAAGACTTTATTTACAGCTGACATGAAAGGATTTTCTAAATATATTAAAATAGGAGAAAGAGCATTACAGGCAATAGGTTCATCAACAGAGCAAGTTTTTTCATCAATAGTAGGAGTAGGTAAAAATTTAGGAGCATCCGTTGGAGATATGTTAAGAATGTCAACGGCAGCACAGGGTGTTTCCAAACTATTAGGTTCAAGTGCTGAAGATGTTTTAAGTATGGGTAATACTTTTAGATTGATGAATAAAACCAGTTTAGAGGTCGGAACAAACTTAACAACAGGAATTAAAAACTTTGCAGATGCAAATGGTGTAATGGCCTCTGTTATAATGAGGGATATGAAAGATTCTTCAGAGGAAATTTATAAATTTAGTGATGGAACAGCTGAAAACTTTGCTAAACAGGCAATAGCCCTTAATAAGATGGGTGTTTCTATGAATGCTATGATGAAAGCATCTGATGCAATGGTGCTTAATTATAAGGATAGTATCAAAGCAGAGATGGGATTGTCAGCAATGTTAGGAAAAAATGTAGACCTTTCTGAAACCAGAGCTAAATTAATGGCCGGAGACCAAGCGGGTGCAGCTGAATCATTAAGAGGTGCATTGGGTGGTATGGATGTTGGAGCAATGAATGCATTCCAAAAACAACAACTTTCACAAGCAACAGGCATGGATATTGAACAATTGATGTCTTTACAACAAGGTGGTGAAGGAGATGTAAAAGGTACATTAGAAAAGAAAGCAGCAGAAAAAACAGGTAGAGATATTGCAAATGGTGCTCTTTCTATGGAAATAGCCAATGATAAAAAAAGAATGGCAGCGGACTTAGCACACCAAGAAGCAATGATGAAATTTGAACAAGAAAAACGAAAAGGAATGTTGTTCATTGAACAAATGCAAAGATTGGAAAATTTAGCAATAGAACAAAAATGGAGATTAAGATATGCGGCTTTAGACAGTGAAGAAAAAATAGAAGAGGCAGTCGGAGAAATGCAAAAAGAATCAGCATCAAAACTATTTAATAATTTATTTACTGATAATGCAAAAACATTTAAAGATAATTTGACAAAGCAGGGGATGACTCCAAATAGTCCTGCATTCGTGAAGGCCATGCAAAATTTTCAAGCTAACAATGAACAAGCAAAAGCATACACATTAGGACTTGTACAGCAGGGAGTACTTACAAGTGAAAATGCATCAAGTGTAATGGCAGATATTGGACAAAAAATAGCAAAGGGAGAAGAAATTACAGAAGAGTATGTCAAAACTCAATTAGGTGAAGCGGGTGCGTTTGCAAGAGCATCTGAAGCCAGTTCAAATAAAATACAAAGTTATGTGGAACAACTTGAAACGGCCGAAGCTGCACAAGAGAAAGCATCATTAAATATGTTTGAAACCGGGTTATCATATGTTGGAAGTTTCCTTGGTAAATTCACAGGTGATGATGACTTTTTAGGATATGGACAGAAAAGTTTAGATAAAGAAGCAACAACAACTGCTGCAGTAAAAAATTTGCAAAAAAATATTGAAGAGCAAAGTGGTATTATGACAAAATATGCAGATTTGAATTCACAATATCAGCCTGAATTAAAAACAATAGCAACAAATGACCATAATAGAGGGATAGATGTACAAAACAAAATGAATTATCAAGCAAAAATAGCAAATGCACAGGTAGCAGGAATAGGATTAACAAATCTATTACTAACTCGAATTGCAGAAGCACAAGGTAAACCAGTTGTTGTTCAACCTAGTGAACTTTTGGGAACAATTGGAAAATCTCAAGGTGCTGGATATACAATGGGAGCATAAAATATAATAATATGGCACAAATAGCAGATTTATTTAAAAACCAAAAAGAAGATTTATATGGAAAGGTTGGTAATATTATTATTGGTAGCCAAGGTTTAATTAATCCACCGAGAGGTGCAGCATTATTAACAGCATCTCCAACATCAAATGGTGCTCTTGTAGGAAATTTAGTAGGAACATTAGTAAAAGGTTCGGCAAATAGACCAACCGATACTATATTTAAAAAATTTAGTACCATAGCAAAACCTATTACACTTACTAATGATACAAATATTGGTCTTAAACTTTTGGTTCAAAAAGGTGAAAAATATTATGTAAAAACAGATATAGCCGGAGCATCTAAAAAACTGCAACCATGGAATATAGGGCCATTACCACCTATACCAGACCCATTTTTATCTAAAGAAGGTAATGAAAAGAGAAATAAATTATACGAACTTATATATGGTAAACCACCTAAAAAAGACCCAAATGATAAGAAGGTAAGAGTGCCGACTGATTCCGATTTTGAATACAATAAACCTGCAAAATTTATAGATATTCACCAAAAGGATAGAGGAAACGATGTAACAAATTATACATCATGGGTTAGAAAACAAGGTGATGGTAAATTAAAAAAAAGAGATGCACCAGAAGATAAAATTTACTCAAATGAAACATCAGTTTTTGATATTGTAAATAAAGAAGTTTTAAGTAAATTATATTATGAAGATGATACAAAATTAAAAAATGAATTATTAAGTAAAAACATAGATGTAGAGCAAACCGTTGTAGTGATTAAACCGTATGGTAAAGATTATTCATTTGTATTACCAGGAACGATAACAGGTATATCTGAAGATTTATCACCTGATTGGGTTGATTTTAAATATTTGGGTTCTCCATTTAAAAAATACAAATATAATGGAGTTGAAAGAAGTTTAAAGTTTGAATTAAAAATGTATTATACAAACCAAAATGAAAAGGTAGCAATGATTGCAAAAATAAACTCACTTAAAGAGTTGACATTTCCGTATGATGAAATAATAGCAATTAAATATGCTGGATTAGAAGATTATTCACAATTAACATATACAGGTAATTTTATTGAACTTAGTATAGGTGGAATGTATAATAAAGTTTTTGGATTTATTGATTCATTGGGAATATCTGTTGAAGATAATGTTGCTTGGCCAAGCGGAAACCCTTATGGTGGTACTGATAAGAATGATAAACCATATCCATCAGTAGTTAATATATCTTTTAGTATGAAAATAATTGAAAATCATAAAATAGAATCGAAAACCAATGTTCAAAGATTTAAATATGATTTTGATGGAAATGAGGCTAATACAATTTCTACAACACATAGTAATAAAAAAACTTAATAAATGGCATCTAATAGGTATTTATATAATAATGTTTTAAAAACAAAACCAGGTAAAAGGTATTTATCATCAACAATTTATCCAAAAATAAAAGCAGATGATAATGATTTATATATAATAACAGATGTTAGTGATAGACTGGATTTATTGGCAAATAAATACTACAATAATCCGGCTATGTGGTGGGTACTTGCAGTAGCTAATAATATAAATGATGGTACTATGTATGTTGATGAAGGTACGCAGTTAAGAATACCAAACAATATATCTAGGATACTATCTGATTTTGAAAAATTAAATAAATAAGTTATATGGGATTTCCTTTTATTAAACCATTTGATGATTGGTTAATTAAAAAATTAAAAAAAAGAGAAGAAAATACTTTAAAATTATCAATGATTAACCCATTTGTAATTTTAACATCACCTGCCATTGTAACAAACGATATTGAATTGCAAAATGGAAAAATGACAGGACAAAAAATAAAAGATATTATAGAAGGAAAATCTGCTAAACCAACTTATTATGGTTGTATTATTTCAAATGAAACAAATCCTAAAAAAATTTATAATACAGAAGAAACAATAGTTGGATATGATTTTGGTGGAAATTCCATAAAAGTAATTGGAGAAAAAAATAGAAGAGTTCCAAAACCAAGTATAGAATCATTAGAAATAAATACAGATGGTGCAAACAATACACTTAAAACTGCTAGTTTAAAAATCAAAGTTTTTAGTTTAAAACAGCTTGAAATGTTTGAGTTATTTTTTTTAAGACCATCTATGCATTTGTTAGTAGAATTTGGTAGTAATGAGTCTTTTGTATTTGATAAAGAAAATGTTTTAGATGATGCAATAATATCTAAAAAAACTTGGACAAATTTTTTAACAGAATATCAAAAAAACTTTTCAACAAAAGTAGAAAATAGAAAAAATTATTTAGATAAAATTGAAAAAGCAAAGGGAGATTATGATTTTGTAGCAGGAACTGTTACAAATTTTACATTTACAATAGCAGAAGATTTATCATATGAAGTAGATTTAGAAATATCATCTGCAAACACAATGTTAATGTGGTTACCGGTAACACCATCAAAAGATACATCAAACACTAAACAGCAATCTATTAAATTTGATAAATTTGAACAATGGTATAAAAAATTGGAAGCAGATTTGGATGTAGAACTTTCAGCAGAATTAAAAAATGAATCTAATTGGAAAAACGAATTTTTTAATTGGGATATGATTGCAGAAAAGCAAGATGAAACAAAAGCATCAATATCAGCATATTTGACAGTTAGATATATTTTAGAACTGATAAATGATATATTTCCAATAAAAACTGGAACATCTAATCTTCACACCGATGTATTTTTCGAAGATAGTGAAGGAAAAAAACCATTAATACCCTGTAATACTCTTGATAATATAATATCTCATACAAGCGATATTATCTTACCAGGAAAATTACCAATTTTAGGAGTAACTGAAAAAAAAGATAAAATTGTTATTAAAAAACAGGACAATAAAATTCAAACTAATGATTTTAAAATAAACGGATATAGATTTAATTTGGAATCAACAGGTGGATTTTATGATTATGAGAAAAAAATTATAGAAAGTACAAAGAGTAAACAATACGGAAATCTTTTAAATATATTTGTAAAATATGATACTTTTTATAATATGTTTAAAAAGTCAACACATAGAATTGACTTTTATAATCAATTAGTATCATTTCTGAATGAAAGTTTATATGGTAGAACAAAATTAATATTAGGAAATGCTGTACAAGGCTCTCAGGCAACATATACAATTATTGATATGGGATTGGATTTGGCAAAAATAGAATCCGAAAATGACTTTAAAAATTTATATAGATTTAATATTGGGGTATCTGGTTCAATAATTAGAGGATTTGAATTTAGTTATGAATTGAGTGATTTGATGCAAGGGCAAGCTGCATTTTCTTCAATTTCTATGATAAATTCTATTGTTGGTAGTGATACTACAAAACCACCATTAATTGCAACGGGGTCTACAGGAGAATATAGTTTTACAAATGAAGGATATGAAAAATTTGATATGAGTTGTTATGCAAACGCAGATAGATTCACTTCAATAGATAGAGCAGCCGTAGAACTTGTTTTAGAATCAGCAGAAGCAAACGCAAAAAAGAAAGCAGCAAATCCACAATTAAATCCTATAGATGACAAAAAAGATGGGTCAGCTACACAAGAACCAATAAATTTAGAAGCATCTCTAAGTAATAAAAGTGTTAAATTTAAAATAGGTCAAGGAAATGATAATGTAAAAACTTTAATTTATACAGACAAATCATTTTTAATAAAAGAATTGTATTCAGATTTGGAACAAAATAAAGAAAAAGCTACATCAGCACTTACATTTTTAGAAATAACTGCAATCATAGATGGAACAAGCGGAATAAATTCTGGTGAAATTTTTAAAATTACAGGAATTCCTGAAATATATAATATAAATGGATTTTTTCAAGTTACAAATGTAAAGCATTTAATAGAAAATGAAGGTTGGAAAACCGTTATAGAAGCTGGATATAGAATAAAACATGGATAGTATGTATGTAAAAAAATCACAAATATTTGATTTAAATACACCTCAAACAATAGTGCCAATCCCAACAGATGCCGATTATGATAATGGATTTATTATAAGATTTTTTATCAGAAAAGCAAATGATGTAAATGGATTTATTTTTGAGGTTGATAAAGATGTTTATGAAAAATATATAGAAAATCCATATTGGATTGCCGCAGATATGCGATGGAGAATTTCAGGCCCTTTAAATATGACTTATAAAAAAAATGATTATATTGATGATTTTGGCGTTTTAGAATCAAATAAAAAATCAATATTATATGTCTCAAAAATAATTAAAAATATAGGATTATATCTACCCAATTTATTACAATTTTATAAATAATTTGGTAAATTAAAAATAAAATAGTATATTTAATTATAAATGGTTATTAATATGAGCAAATACAAATTTCTTACAGAAGAAGAAAAACAACAGCTAACATTTGATTGGCGATACAGAGGATTTACTACTTTAGAATTACTTACAGAGTTAGAGTGCGATGAAATAAATGAAGAACTTAATAGACTTCGTTTAGAAAGAAATCAATTAGAACCGGATAAGTGGCAAGAGTACGAACCATTTATGTACCCCCACAAACTTTCACCTAAATTAGAAAAATTATTCGCACACCCTAAAATAATTGAAGCGTGTGAATTTCTAATGAAAGGTGAAATAGTCGGAATGCAGACATGGGCATACTTTAAACCAAAGGGTGAATTAGGTAGAGACCAACATCAAAACGGATTTTATACAGGTTGTGGTCATAACGAAATAATTAATATAGCATTGGCCTTAGATAATCATGATCCAGAAAATGGTTCGGTATGGAACTATGAAGGCTCTCACAGATTACCAGTATTACCTATGGAAGATAATGAAGAAAGAAAAGCAACAAATACATCCAATTGGAGAAGTGAGAGAGGAATTAGTTGTGTAATGCCAGAAGGACACGATTTCCGTAAAATTCCTGGAATTTTAAAGAAAGGGCAAGTTGCATTATTACACTCACATGTAGTACATGGTTCTGACCCAAATAAAGATACAACCAGAATGAGAAGAAACTTTTTAGCTGGATATCTGAAAAAAGGTGCATATTTTAAATCTGGGAATCAAATGAAAAGAGAACCAATTGATATTTACGAATTGAGACAAAAGCATTGGGGAGAATAATTTTTGTAATCCCAAATATTTTTAGTATATTAGTAGGGTATGATGAATCTGATTGAAGATAAATCTACCCTACTTTCTTTTATAAAGGGTAGTAAAAAAATAAAGTTATTAG